TTTTTCATCGTTTACAACGTTCGTATAGACCGAGTGTATAGTCAATAACCTCTTTTGCATTATCTAATTCCATTGTTTCAATGAATTCTACAATGGCTTGTTCAATATTAACACCTGAAAGATCCTCGACATCATCTCTATTATCTAATATTCTATTAAAGTTAATATCATAATCAACTGAAAGTTGTTCAGGCTTGAGTTTTGCTACAACAGAAGATAGAATATCCATATCTTCCTGTGAGATGTTCTTATCAATCTTGAGTTTGACAATATTATTCCTAATCTTGTTTGCAATAATTGGTGTAATGTCACCTACTTCGACAAGCTCGCTCAAATGAATCTTCTCATAACTAGGTGATACAGTATTTTCAAAGAACTCATACTCCATTGTATCAATATCTAGAATGTGATAACCTTTTGTGTTACCAGCATCACCAAAGTCCATATGGAATGGATTGCCGACGTATAAAATGGTACCAGCACCAAACTGCTTTTCATGACGAGTATGGAAGTGGCCAGATATAATTAATGATGACTTCTTAAGAAGTTCTTTAATACTTACACCCTCTTCACATACCTTGAAAGCATTCATCTTGAATGTTTCAATTTCAAAGTGACCAAATACTACATCACTCTTTTCAATAACACTTGTTGGTGTATTCCATGGGCAGAAAGATAGCTTTTTATCAAAGGCTTCCATGGTTTGATACTGTTCAAGTACAGTTACATTATGCCTATTCTTGAAAATCGAAAGTGAGTTAACATCTGTTCTATGTTTATAATAAATATCGTGATTGCCTGTAATAGCAATAAGGTTGAACTCTTTAAATAGGTCCAAAATATCTGCAGATACCTGAAGAGTGTTAACAGATATCTCAGAGCGGTTGTGATGCCAATCACCACAAAAGATAATATCTTTAATACCTTTAGTACGGCATTCTTCACGAAACCAAATTGCCCAGTCCATGGCATAATTATGCCAGTCTGTACTATTGGAATGTATACCGAGATGAAGGTCACTAAAAATAGCAACCTTACTTTTATTAATACGTGGAATCATCATCAGCGGGCTTCACATAAACATGCCCGTGAGTGTTATCAGGATTACTCATATACTCGTCGTATATTTTCTCCTTATAGGAAGTAATGGTCTGGTGATGCTTTTTTTCCTTTTTAATTCGATTGATAAAAGCATGATAAGCAATAGTAGTGAAGTAAGAGAAGGGATTTGAATTATTTTCAAACTTATACTTCTTATACTTCAATGCTGCATACATCTTAATCAATGAATCACCAATCATATCATCTTTATAAGAGTAGTTAATGAAAGATCCATTATAGCTCAAACCATATGCAATCTTCTTAATATTCTCAGCCAAATCATCTGTAAGTACATCGGTATCATAATACGCACTTAGACTTGCCTTAAACTCAGCAGGTTTAATATAGTACTCTTTCTTATCGGTCTTACTCATCTATAACTTAATTATATATGCACTATTGTAGAGATCAACTGTTAAGTTGGACCTCTGAATATTCGATCTGCTCCTTATCATATATTAACTTACGCTTATCACAATGATCTTGACCATATTTAAGTTGGTCACATAAGTCAAAGATGATTAGCTTATCTTTAGCAGCATGCTTGCGAAGTCCGCGGCCAATTGACTGCACTGTTCTAATAAATGACTTACCACCTGCCGCAAAGATGATGTTATGAAGGTTCTTGATGTTGACACCTGTAGAGAAGATAGAACTCATAGCAATACAGACAACATTAGAGTCTTTCTCCATTACCTTCTTAATTCTCTCACGCTCTTCAACAAGCACTTCACCTCTAATAAAGAATACTTGCTTGTCTTCAAACTTCTGAAAGCACTCTTGGAGGATCTCTCCATGAGCAATATGGTTAACCAATATCAGTGTATTGTTTTGTAGCTTTCCAACAAGCTGAGTTATGATATTATTACGACCCTCACTTTCGTAGATGTATTCTAACTCATTTCTATAACCATTTGGTCCAGAGAAGCGAGGTGCTGCAGATCCATAACCAATATTAAGAATCTTTACAGATACATTAGCTAGGAAGTCCTCATCACGAAGTTCAGCACTATTCTTTTCATAAATTACTGGTCCGAGCTTACCAATGATTGACCATTTGTTAAGTTTATCTTCTGGAAGTGTTCCAGTAAAGCCGAACTTATTAGGAGTCTTGATTTGCTGAACAATCTTTGAGATCTCATTACCAGCTGAAATTTTATGACATTCGTCAACAATAAGTAAATCAATATGCCTCAACCAATCATTACTCTTAAACCTACTCTGAATGATGCCAATATTAGCAATGATTACATTTGCAGTAAAGTCTGGTTTAGTCTTACCAGTCCACTTTGTCAACTTGTATGTTGTTCCACAATCTAAAAACTCATCATATGTCTGTGTAACCAACCCGAGATCTGGTACAAGCATCAAACACTTGAATGTATCCATATCATTTGAAGCTCTAAAGAAGTTTTCAATCAATGCTGCAGTAGTAAATGTCTTACCAGCACCAGTTCCAAGTACACATGTACCTGTTCCAAGCTTGAGAGCTTTACGAATCACGTCTTCTTGATAATTACGAAGAGTGAAGTTGAAGTCATTAACCATTTCAACATCAATACCAACCTTTAGAGCTTTAGCAAGTGCGTCAGTTGTTTCAACATCATCATTAATTTGCTGCTTAATAAGGTACTGACGAATCTCCCAGTATAATCCTAACTCTGATTGACCGGTTGGTGTGATAACATATTTTCTTCTTGGAGCGAACCGACCACGACCTCTTGCAAACCTTGCACCTGTATTTTCTGCAGAGAAATGTTCGCGAATATTTTCAAATAGATCTATATCCGAACACTTTATAATGAGCTTACCGGGTTGCTTAGGTGTACTCTTCTTGTAATCAAAATTGACCATTACATTTGTTCCATCTTTATCAACTCAACAACATTCTTAATATCAAAGCCCATTGCAGACATTACCTTCTCCACCTTTTCTAGATATTCGATTATAGTAGTCAACTCTTGAATCCTGGATGTTAAAGCAGCAAGTGACTCATGCCTCTCAGCTGCTTGTTCTGCTGATGAATGTGAGAGTTTAACAGGTGAGTTAGCGATAACCTCTATTGTAATGTTACGCTTAAGTTGTTTCTTCTTCTCAAAGGTTTGATTACGTTCAATCTTTGCTTCAATCAGACGAGCTACCCAATAATGCTTACGAGCAGGGAGACGTAAGCTTTGCTCTTTAATATTAAAATCATCAAGAACAAGATCCTTACCAATCTCCTCTATATAACGTTGTAGCTGCTCCATTCACTATATAGTATGCATACTAAAGTAGAGAAATCAACTATTTGCATTAAATAATAGTATGAGTAGGTTTATTAGATTTTCAGAATACTTTAAAAAGGTGCTTGGAGAAGATGCGACAGCTGGATCTGCGGGTGTTGGTGGCGATGGCTCCGGATTCTCTCCAGATAACTCAACATCTAGTGATTCTTATGCACCAGGTGATGCACGTAACATATTCGGTTCTGGTAAGAAGGTTAAAGTTCAGAAGAGGATCAATAAGAAGAAAAAGTCTAAAGTTCGTATTCCAAGTGAAAATGAGGAGTCTACTATAACACATGTCACAAACGGTAAAGTAACACATAAGTTTGATTCTGTTGAAAAGGCATTAACGATGTATGATTCATTAGGTGGTGCTGCAGCAGGATGGAAGGTAGTAACCCCTAAAGAGGAAGATGAGGAAGGTAAAATTGCTAATAGGGTTGTAAAGGGTACAGTTAGGGTTGCTGGTGGTGCTGCTAAGCAAGCTGGTAAGGCTGCTTATAAGGCTGCTAATGGTATTACAGCTGGCGTTCTGCAACAGCATGTTGATGATGCTAAGAAGGTTATTAAAGGCGTTAAAGATACAGCTAAGTTTGTTAAAGATGCTTATAGTGGTGAAGACGAAGAGCAAGATCACACATTCGAATGTGAGTGTGGTGAGAAGTGGCAGACTAAAGAGGGCAAAGACTCTTGTAAAGAATGTAATGGTTGATCTTGGTCATTGGACTTGTAAGGAGCAGTGGGATGAACTCCCATTTGGCTTTGTATACTTGATTACTAATCGTACTAATGACATGAAGTACATTGGTAAGAAGCAGATTGAGAGGAGAACGAGGAGAAAGCCTTTAAAAGGTAAGAAGCGCAAGAGAATCTTCATTGGAGAGTCGGATTGGAAGACATATACAGGATCATCCGACAGATTGAACGCGGATATCAAGAAACTTGGTAAGAAGAAGTTTACTTTTGAGGTAATTCGTAGTGGTGG